TGTACCTGTAACATTATCCTTTCCATATATTGCCTTTAATACTTCTATATTAACCGCTTCTATTAACGTTACTTTAAATGTATCTTCCTTCGATTTTTGTACTGTTACAACTCCATCTCCACCCCATGCTTTTATAATTTCTGATTCAGGTGAATTTTCATTTGTAAGACCTTCTTCTGATATATACCCTAAACTTTTAAATTTAGGATCTAATGTTGATTTCGCATCTGTTGGCAAAGGTGTTCCTACAGGTGCTGTGCTAATTGCCCCCGATATTGCTGGTTTTGCATAAGTTACATTATTTTTTTCTACCATTTTATTTTCTTCCTTTCTAATAATAATTAATATCAAAAACTGCTTGATATCTATATTTCTTTAATGTTGTATCTGTGTAATTGTAGTCTGTATTTAATTCTACTCTAGCTATATAATCCAATGTCACCATATTTAGTACACTATCTTTTAATTTTTCATTAAGTGCTGAAGCTTTATACATACTATCCGAATATGATTGGAATGCTATTGTTACTGAATCTAAGATTTCTTTTCTTCCACTACCAGTCTTTTCAAAAATTATAAATTCTTTAGGTGGATTTGATGGAAACTCCAAAAAAACTGGAATATTTAATGTACTCACTAAATATTCTCTTATCTTTACTTCTATCATTTTAAAGCCTTTAATAATGAATTATTTTTGAGATTATCTTTCTGTGCTTTTTTAGAATTTGCTTTAACAAACACTTTCACTCTGTCACTGCTCATAACTTTTTGTGCACTATATCCAGTACCAAGATTTCCTTTAATCTTATCTGCATGTATCATTAATGTGTCACCCATTTCATTGGATTTTAATAATGAAACAATCCCTTTACTTATAATCTCAAACTTTATTTTACTCATAATTTTCCACCTTATATTGTTTATTCCAGCTTAATGGTATCATATTCTCTATACCTTCTGTTACACTTCCAAATACTTTCCAAGTTTTTCCAAAAAATTCAACTTTTTGATTTTCCCAGATATTTGTATCACCTTTTGGTATTGCAATAGTATATACTGCTTTTTTTCCTTCTAATTCTTTATTATTTACTATATCTTCAGTTCGTATAGGACTAACTAACACATTTTTTACTATAGTTCGTTTTTCTTTATATATTTCTGTTCCAAAAGGATCTTTTTCTGTTTCTATTCTATTTATTAAAACTATATCAATTCCCTTTATTTGTGTCATATATTTCTATCCCTCTAATGCTTTGTTTTCTTAGTCCTAATGTATTTAATTCACTTTTTTTAATAAATATACCTCCTCCGAGGTGATAAATATGTTCCTGAAAAACTATATCCTAATGCACTTTGTGTCATTTGTGTCATTGGTTCACTATCTGTAGATGTCATTAAAGTTCTAGCAACTACATCAACTACAACTGATTTAACTAAATTCTTATATGATGTTCTTTCTTCCACCATTTTATCTAATTCTTTTCCTACATTATGTGCCTCTTCTCTAAGTCTATCTGATACTATTTCTATCAAAGCTTCTGCTTTCTGTATTTCTTCTTGTCTTAAAGGTCTCCATAAAATATTCAAATCTTCTATAGTTGCAAACTTCATTTCTTTCATTTCCTTTTTATTTATTTATAAAAAAGGGGATATTAGTAATATCCCCTCATTCCTTATTTAGCTTCTATTCTTGCAAATGCATCTGGATCTAATATTCCCCAACCTATGTAAGCTTCTAATCTTAAATATACTTGATTATACCCTTTAAGATCTTTTCCTGTATTATCTGGATCACCATATTCAATTACTTTTAATGGAATTTCTTTTGCATATCCCCATTGGAATCTATTTGCAAAATCTCCAACTATTGCTCTATCTTTATTTCCATTTGCAGATACTGTAGTATTTTGATCAGCAAGCATTCCACCTAATATTTCAGGACATCCTCCAAACTTAAATTCAGGATATTGAGCAACACCATTTTCTTTCATATCTGCCATTGCTTTCCCCATTTCAGTTGAGAATATAACTCCTGTTGCAATCCTTTCTTTTCCTTGTATAGTTCTTATAGCTGTTTCTAAATTTTCATCTGCTTTTGCAGCAGCAAATTCAACTTTTGTTGTTATCGCTTTATCAAAACAGTTATTTCCTATAAGTGTACTTTCAGTTCCAGTTCTTGGGTTAATTCCATGCATTGCCATTAAATCAAGCCCTCTTGCAAGTTTTTTAGCAAACCCATCTACAAGTGATTTTAATATTTTAATTTTACTTTCTTCTGTTGCAATTAAAAACTCATCTGATACTCTTGCACCATATTCTACTTTATAAGGTGCTATTACAAGTGGATCTAATGATATTCCTCCATGTGTCTTTTTACCATTTTCTGCTACTAAATCTACTTCACTATCTAAATTGAAAACAAACTCTCTATTACCATTAAATGCTATAGGTGTTTGTTGTGATATTTTCATTAATGATGAATGTCCTCCTACTTTTGATATAACATCATCTACTAAATTTTCTGGAAATAGTGCTATATTTCCTTTTTTTGTTCCTTGTACTTCTGGCATTTTCTTTTCTCCTTTTCTAACTTATGTCTTTTAATATACTTTTATAAAATGCTGTTTCTGCATCTTCTTCTTTTTTTATAGGCTCTACTTCTTTCAATGGTTGGACTCTTTTAACCTTAAATATCTCTGATAATCTTTTAGCATCTGCTTCCAACTCTTCTTCAGTATTTCCCATTAATCTTGAAGATAACTCATCTGCAAGACCATTTTGTTTTGCTATGTTTCTTTTAAGTTCATTCATTTTATGTGTTTCCACTTCTTTCCTTAATTTTTCCATAGCTTCTTCACTTGTATTATATTTCTGATTGATTTCATCGAATTGTTTTTGTAAGTCTTCTTTCTCCTTTTCTATAGTACTAATCTTTTGTTTTTCCTTATTTAATCTTTCTTGAATAATACTATTCAATTCTTCCTGTGTATTTATTGTTTTGAAATCCGCCATTTTTTCTTCTCCTTTTCTCCCATTTACCCGTGGTTCGGTAATTCAAATATATTTAATAATATATTTTTTGTTTTTTCTTTTCCTTAATTTCTGCACATGACCAAAATGCAATAATTGCACTTTCTAGCAATGTAATATCCTTATCACTATATTGTGACTTGTACCCAAAACCTCCTTGCGTTCCAATTGGTCTCTTTTCACAGTTAGTTGCAACTTCTGTTAATGAAGGTTGGTCATTATGACATATTACTTTTTGATATATCGCATTTTCAAATTTTGATGTAGCTAATATATATTCTTTAACTTTGGGCAATATAACCTTTTTAATTCCATTTTCTTTTAATTCTTTTTTTAATATATCTTGGTTTCCTGCTCCATCTATTACTATATTCTCTACTTCTGCTTTTTTTAAAAAATCTATTAGCCATTGGTTTCCATTTCTCATTGATTGACAGTCTATAACCTCTATAAATATAGTGTTTTGCTTTGTTTTTGCCGCTATACTCATAGAAACATTTATCCCATCTTTTCCATATTTTATTCCAACATGTAATTTACCAACAATTTCTGGTATACCATTTACTTTTAGAGCTTCCCAGTCTTTTTTGCTTATATCTGATTTTTGATTATATTTTACCCATAAACCTAATCTTTGAATATTGAAGTCTAGTTTATCTTCATCTCCTATTTCATCTTCAATTTTTCTTTCATTTAATATTGTTCCTAAAGAAGGATTTGTTAGATACCATAGTTCTCTATCTTCTGGATCTGATTCATTTTCTACACCCCACTCAGCCCAAGCTGTATTCCTCGATTGTCCATACAAAGCCTTATTTCTTAATTCATTAAATACAGTTCCACTTGATACTAATGTAGGTGGTGTTCCACAATATATAGTCTGCGGGTTCTGTGACGAACTTACTACATACTTTAGAGACGATTCTTGATCTTTAGTATATTCTTGAGCCTCATCAATAATTACCGTGTCAAATCCTTCCCCTAAACCACCTGTAGTAGTTCTAGTCCTAAAATCTATCCTTCCACCTTTAGAATCCGTAAATTCAATTCTTTCTTGTCCTTTTGCTTTTAGACTTGTAAAATCTTTATCTTTAACATATCCTGCTTCTTGTAAAATGTTTTCTAATCTCTCAAATGCAGAATGTGATGTTGATGTTCTATGTGCAGTATGTAGTATATGCTCTCCCTTTATTAATCCAAATACTTCTCTTATCACTACAACTTCATTTTTCCCATTTCTTCTTGGTATTGAATATCCAAATTTAGTATGTGTCCATAATCCTTCATCATTTGTAGCTAGCATATGCTTAGTTAAGTTTATTTGCCACTCCTGTGCTTTTCTCTTTGATTTTTCATAAATAGAAATTGCTTCTTCTCCAAGAGTTTCACTGTATGGCAATATTACCGATTGAGTAGGGTTTTGATTTCCTAATCTGCTCATTTTTCACCCCTTTCAATCTATGAAAAAAGAACAGTTTAGAGACTTATTCAGGTCTAAAAAAAGACACAATCTTATTGTGCCTTAATTTCTTTACTCATTTTCATAATCTTCTATGGTTCTTTGATCTCTGCCTTTAAAGAATTTTTTCCAATAGGGATATTCTTTATCAAATATTTCTTTTTCTTCTCTAGTAAAATTCTTAGGATAATCCGCAAACAAATTGTATATTTTCTTTTTATCTATACTAAATAAGTGCTCCCCCCAACGAATCTCTCCTATTCTTCTTACTCTCCAAAATTTATTCTTATCATTTTCTTTGTGGAATTCAAATTGTATATTATTTTGATCTACTTCTTCCATATATCAATTCCTCCTTTTGCTTTATATTTCTGTATTTAAATAGCCTAATATTTTTATAAATTCTTCATTTTCTAGTAAAGTTTTTATTCTTATTAATACTGTCATTCCATATCTATTATTGTCACATCCAAACCTTCTTATTAATTCTTCCTTAGCCAAAGAATTATATTTATTTTCTTTTAGTTCAGAATCTTGTAATTCTAGGTATTTATATTTTCCTAATATATTCTTTTTTACTATTGCAACATGTTCACCTATTCCCAAATAATACTCTTCATTTACTTTCATATTTTTCTTTATCTCATCAAAAGCTTCAAAGTCATTATTTCCTTTTATTATATATTTTTCAACTCCGATTAGAACTTGCAATATCTACGATATTATATGGACTGCAAAAAAATTCTTCACTCTTTCCTCCTCTAAAATCTGATACATCATATCCAGCCTTATTCCCTATATATGCAAGTGCAACAGAAGAACAAGA